TATAGAACCACTTATAAATGATTTTGCTTATGCTACAGGTACTAGATCCGTTTATCTTTCATGCGAAATGGGTGCAGATGAAGTTTATATTATTGGTCATGATTTATACTCAACAGATGATAAAGTGAACAATGTATATGCAGGTACCGATTGTTATGCTAAACAAGATGCTGATTATGCAAGACCTGATAAATCAGAGAAAGACGATTTACACCATTGGATTAAACAACATAAGAACACATTTGATTCATACAAGTTTACGAAATTTTATAAAGTTAATCCTGAAGATGAATCAATTAATGTGAGAATTAAAGAATGGGAAGATTGTGAAAATTTAGAATATATAACCCTTAAAGAGCTTGACGAAAAGTTTAAAGTATAGTATAATAGTAATATGATAATAACACCGAATAAATTTGCACTACTAATCGAAGATACAGTTAAAACTAAACGAATGAGTTACATGGATGCCATTATCTTATATTGTGAAAACAATGGGGTTGATCCAAGTAATACGAAAGCACTAATTAATAAAACACTAAAAGAGAAGATAGCATTTGAGGCACAAGGTTTAAATATGCTAAAAGAAAAAACAGCAAAGTTACCAATATAAGGAAATATATGTTAGAAATAATTATGATTACATATGCTATCGCAATAGTCGGTGGTGTATTAATAAACGCAGCAAATATCTAAAAGAGGAATAATGAATGGTTTTGAAGTATATAAAATCTATTTGGCAATCAAACTCCACTTCACAAGTAAGAACCAATCTTACGACTTTCATAAACACAACGGCAGAACAACTGCAAGATTGGAAACGTTTACTAAAAGAAGGGATAGGTATTTCTTTCATAAGCTTTCTAAATCTTATAACGATAGCAGCATTGTTAATTACTTCCTTAGCAATTTTGTTTCTAATACTAATCTATGGGTTGGTGACATCATTGGCAAAACTGGTGACGACCATTACAAAGACTGGTCAAAAAAGTTAGAGGCATTACATTATTACTATGAACAAGACATTGATTATATACTGGAAAGAAAGATAGAATTTGATGATATATTTACATCAAAGAATGGGCAACACCCACCGATATTAAAGATGTTTTTAGCAAGAAGAATTAACTTTGAAACTTTAATAATACTAGATGATATATTATCTTTTTCTAAACGACTAAATAAAAATATAGGTGAGAAAGTATTATGGCCTAAAATGTATGATAGAATGATAAGATATAAACCATTTCTTACATACAATGTTACGAAATATAAAAAGACTTTAAGAGATAAACTAAAGGAGATATAATGAATATTGAAGCATTAAGAGAACAATTAAAAGTAGATGAAGGTGTAAAATACGAGATATATAAAGACCATCTTGGTTACCCTACATTTGGCATTGGGCATTTAGTTACAAAGAGTGACCCAGAAAATGGTGAGCCTGACGGTACAGAGGTAAGTGAAGATAGAGTAAACGAAGTATTTGAATCAGATGTTGCTACATTTATAAGTGAAGCTAAAATACTATTTCCTAACTTAGATGATTTACCAGAAGTTGCTCAACAAGTAATAGTGAACATGGCATTTAACATGGGAAGACCACGTCTATCTAAATTCAAGAATTTTATTGCTGGTGTTAATGACAACGATTGGGTCAGAGCAGCAGAAGAAATGATGGACTCTAGATGGGCAGACCAAGTGGGTGATAGAGCTACAAGATTAAGAAATAGAATATTAACATTGGTATAATTATGGATCAATCAGCAAGATATACAGCAGAACATACTGTGATGGATTCAGGTATAGAGATAAGAGAATTAAAACATTTACTAGTGGTTGCCGAAGATAAGATATCAAAACTAGAAGCAGAGATAGTCGAATTGAAGGCACCTGATAAATCAGAGGGACTTATACTAAATTTTGATGATGATTTTGGAATACAATTTTCAGACAAATCTCAGTTAGATGCTGATGATGAAGAACCGAATAAAGAAACATATTAGAGTGCTTGACAAAGCCTCACAAATATGTTATAATAAGATATATGCAAAAGAAAACTAATTATTTTCTTTTTATAGTGCAAGGAAGAGGGCTTCACCAGAGGCTCGAACTTGATTGCTTAGGGGTTGTACCCAGGCATAACTTGGAAAACAAGGGGTGTCAAATTGCCGACAGGCAGAAGTAAGTGGCGTGGTATATAGATGGAATCTTGTCGAAGCGCTTGGGAGTAATTCCATAGTCTCCCCTATGTTAGCATATAAATAATAATGTCGAATAATACAGACACATACAAATATAATTATACAAAGGATATAAAAATATGAATACAAGTATAGCAGCGTTAAAACGCTCAAAGTCAAATCTAGATACTCTAGTCAGCGAACTTTCAAAAGTTGCTGAACCTCAAAAACAAAAGAACTCATATGCTGATGATAGATTCTGGAAACCAGAATTAGATAAATCAGGTAATGGCTATGCAGTTTTTAGATTTTTACCAGCAGTTAAAGATGAAGATTTACCATGGGCAAGATTATGGTCTCATGCATTTCAAGGACCAGGTGGTTGGTTTATTGAAAACAGTTTAACAACACTTGGCAAGAAATGTCCTATTAGTGAATCTAACAGTTTACTATGGAATTCTGGTGTTGAAGCTGATAAAGAAATTGCAAGAAAGAGAAAAAGAAAATTATCTTACATTGCAAATATATTAATCATTAGTGATTCTAAACATCCTGAGAACGAAGGTCAAATTAAATTATTTAAATTCGGTAAGAAAATCTTTGATAAGATTACTGAAGCAATGAAACCTGAATTTGAAGATGAGAAACCTATCAACCCATTTGATTTTTGGGAAGGTGCAAACTTTAAACTAAAAATTAGAAAAGTTGATGGTTACTGGAATTATGACAAATCAGAATTTGATAGTTCGTCTGCTGTAAAAGACAATGACGAGGCAATCGAAGGAATATGGGATAAACAATATCCCCTAAAACCATTTCTTGCACCTGAAAACTTTAAATCATATGATGAGCTAAAAGCGAAACTAGATAAAGTTTTAAGTGGTACAAGAAGTACTGGCACGGCAGAAGATGTTGCGATCCCACCTGTAACACGAACACCGAGTCCAGTTGTAGCAGAAACAGTAGATACACCTACGCCACAAGTTGATGAAGATAGTGATGAAACATTATCTTATTTTAGTAAATTGGCAGAGGAAGAGTAATCTCTCCACCTGTTTTCTCTATATTGGGGTTAGAATATAATGTTCTAACCCCTTTTTAATATAAATATTACATTATATAATGAATAAGTTTGAGATATCAAAACAAAACATAAGGAGTTTTTATGTGGAAATCAATAACAGACGCTATTAGTAACGTAACAACAGTTGCAGTTTCACTAATAGGACTATCAGTTGCTTTAGAAGTTGTATTTGGAGGTCAAGTACCATTTCTTGCTTTAGGTGTTATTAATAACATTTCAAGTATTGTAGCTGACCTAGGATCACAAGGTCTTATTGGACTTATTACCCTAGGTATTTTGTGGGCACTTTGGAAAAAGTAGTCAACTATTAATATTCTTATAAATGAGGGGTCGTTAAGACCCCTTTTTTTGGTCTAACGAACAAATTTATACTTATAAATAATAGTGTATGTTTAAAATATTTTTAACACTTTCGGTAATAATTGTATTGGCTTGTGCTTTTTCAGCAAAAGGTAGTGAACTAACTTTTGGATTCTCTAATCCTTCGTTTAGTGGCAACGGTCAATCTTCTCATTATCTTACTATTGAGAATATCGAAAAGACAAGACGAGATGCTGTCGAAGCAAAAAAAGTATCTACTGCAAAAGCACTTAAAGATGAACTCAATGCTACAGCGTTTGCTAAATTTAAAGCAAATTTAGAAGCAAGATTTTATACAGCTCTTGCTAAACAAATTACAGATAATGTATTTGGGTCAGACGGAAATCAACAAGACTCAGGAACATTCACAGGTACAAATGGTGAAACAGTTGTTTGGACAACACCATCAGGCACAGGTAATGTTGTTGTAACTGTAACAGAATCAGATGGTACAGTAACTACTTACACTATGCCAAAAGAAGATAACTCTTAATGTTTAGAAAATTAATATTATGCTTAAGTGCATTAGCAATAGCAGGGTGTGCTGCAACAGCACAAGAAGGTTATATAAAAACACAAGAAGTAGCATTTAAAGAATTAGATACAATCACACAACCAGTAGGTGCTCCTATTATTATAGCTGTTTATGACTTTGGCGATATGTCAGGTCAAAAGAAACCAGGTGGCGCTTATGCTTCAATGTCGAGTGCCGTAACACAAGGTTCTTATCAGATATTGATTAAAGCATTACAAGATGCTGGCGAAGGCAAATGGTTTAGAGTAGTAGAAAGACATAGTTTAGCAAGTCTATTACAAGAACGAAAACTAATTAGAACTACTAGACAAATGTCAGACGGTGAATCAGCAGAGGCATTACCAGCATTATTATTTGCTGGTGCATATGTAACAGGCGGCATTGTAGGTTATGATAGTGATGTTCTATCAGGTGGTGCAGGTGCTAGAGTATTAGGCATAGGTGCAAGCAAAGAATATAGACAAGATATTATTTCTATCATGTTACGATTAATCAATGTACAAACAGGTGAAGTTATTATCTCTACAACAATAGAGAAAACAATTTATTCATCAAGTACAGGCGGAGATGTATTTAAATACTTTGATGCTGATACAATGTTAGTAGAGATAGAAGCAGGGTATGCTAAGAATGAACCAGTTACTTATGCAGTAAGAAAAGCAATAGAAGCAGGTGTTGTATCTTTAATCAAAGAAGGTGCAGAATTAGAATTATGGAAGTTTGGTCCTACACAACAAGAGATAACTGCTCAAGAAGAAGAAAAACTTAGATTAGAATTAGAAGCTGAAGAAGCTCTATTCATAGCAGAAGAAGAACAAATAAAACTAAAAGAAGAAAATAAAGAATTAGAAAAAGAACTTGATGAACTATTAAAGGAGGAAAGTACAGATGAAAATAATAATGAAGATAGTGCTGATCCTGTTCCTAACAATATTCACAGTTAAAACAGCAAACGCAGATAGTAACGGAAACAATGTATTTATTTTACTAGAAGATACTTCTGGTGCAGGTGCTGGCGAAACAGTTTACATAAGACAAGAAGGATATGACAATTGGGTTGGCAATGCAACTAATCACCCATTTAAGATAGAAGGTACAGGAAATACTGTTAATATCGTACAGATTGGATATACCAACGACTTTGAAGATTACTCCTCATTTGATTGTACTAATTGTACTTTAGATGTCAACGTTAAAGGTAGTGATAACGCTATAGCAATGGACATGGACGACACCGATGACTCAGGTTGGTGGATAGATATCGATATTAGAGGTAATGATAACCTAGTTTTAGTCAGCGATGCTCCTGACGGTACTAACGTAGCAAATCAAAATTACGATATAGATATTGATGGTACTGATAATCAAATAGAGTTTAAAGTTGAAAATGGTTCAGGTGGTAATCACTACCTATATGCCTACATTTATGGTGATAGTAATTATGTAGATTACTTAATGAATGACGGTTCTCTAGGTAAGAACACAACAGCCAATGCTGCCATTGGACCATTCAATTCACCCAGCCACTCTCAGGTTGCAAATAAAAATTTAGCGTCAATTGATTTTTACATAATTGGATCTAGCAACTCTATAAAAACAGAAACAATGGGTGAAACTAATTACATGCTTATTGAATTATTTAATGGTTCTTCAAACAATAGAATTGATTATACTCCTTCTGCTTATAGTGCAGGCTATAATAGAGTAATGCAATTTGGTGATAACAATGAAATGTTATTAAGATTAAACGGCAATAGTAATAGAATTGGTATATATCAACAAGGTAATAATAACTATTTGAGTTTAAATTATACAACTTCAAGTGCTACATTGTACACTTCACAAACAGGTGGTAGCAATACGGCTAATGTAAGTGTAACTGGAGATAGTATTTACGACTACACATTAAACTTCACACAAAACGGTTCAGATACCTGTACATATTCTTTCAATAGAAACACACAATCAGCTGACGTAACGGCAACTATAGCAAACAACTGTTAAAATGAAAAAGTTTTTAACAATAGTATCAACTCTGATACTTTTCACAACTCAATCTATAGCGGTACCAGTAGTTGGTGAGGTATTTCAAAAAATGGGTACCACTTGGGTTGAACGTGATTTTGAAAACATAACAATTAATGATGCAGGTTTTAAACTGTACATGGAAGATTTTCTACAGACAGGTGAAGATGGTGCTATGAATCTTGAATTTATAGATGGTACAAAATTTACACTTGCACCTAATAGTGAAGCCATCATTGATGAATTTTCTTTTGATACAAGTGTTGTGCCAATAGAAGTATCAATGAGTGTAGATGTTAATGTTGGTTCATTTACATATGAAAGTGGTAGTGTATCAAAACTAGGTGGTGAAGTAGAAATCAATACACCTACAGCAACAGTTACAGTAATGGGTACTGCCTTTTCAGGTAGAGTTGATGCTAGTGGTAGAACAACTATTACATTATTACCTGATAGTACAGGTAGTGTAGGGCGAGTTACAGTTACAAATGAGGCAGGTGCAAGTACAATAACTCGAGCATATTCTGCTGTTACTGTACTTTCAGATAATTTACGACCATCACCACCAGACCCACTATCTACAAACGAAAGAAAAGAACTATTTGATCTAGAAACAAACGAAGAAACGATTGAAGAAAAAATAGAAGAACAAAGAGATACAAAAAAACGAGTAGATAAACTAGAACAAATTGATGACAAAGAAGTCAAAGATATTGAGCAGATTGAAGAAGTTATAGAAGAACTAGAAACGCAAGAAGTCAAAGAAGTTGAACTAGATACTTTTGATGAACAAGAAGAATCAAAAGAAAATGCTATTGAAATGAAAGAAGAAAACCTTGAGGTAGAAATTACTGAAGAAGAAGCTGGTAATCTTGAACAAGATTTAATGACCGAAGAACTTACAATTGTTGAAACATCATCTACTGAAGGAACTGTAATCGTTGAAGATTTTAAAACAGAATCAGAACCTATAGTAAATACAAACGAAGTATCAGAGGATATAATTACAGATGATTCAGTTAATACAGAAGTTGATACATCATATTACGATCAATGGGATGACTCTGCCTACGACTCTGAATACGGATGGGTAGATGAGAACGACCAAGTAACTGTTTGGGATGCCAAAGGTGAAACTAAAATGAATTATGAAGATAGTAAAAAGATGTATGCAGAAATGGACAAAGCATATATGGATGCT